TATGGAAAAAATATATCTTCCATAAACTTATGAATGTAATCATCAAAGACCTCACTATCGCCTCGGGCACCGAAGTGTGAATCATTAAGTAGTGCTATTTTCATAAACTAGTGTGTACTGAATATACAAAGAATATAAATGCAATTAAACCACATAAGTATATTTTATGTCGTGTACTCATTACATAAACTTTTCTAAGTTTTTCTGTTTCTCTTTTTTCTTTTGTTTCTTTGTCTTAGGTTCTTCAATCACATTACCTTGATTTGCTTTTAAAAATTCAATCATCTGATTTTTATATTGGGTATCGTCTCCGTCTAATTGTGTTAAGAACGATTCAGTATCTGCGTTTTGAATAATCTTTTGTTTAACTAAAACTTGTTTCTTTTCTTTTTGTATTCTTCTTATAAAAGCATAGTATATAATTTGTGTAAAATAAGCAAATGGATTCTTAGATTTTTCAGGATTAAAATTATCCATATACTGTAAACAGTTTTCTATGCCGTCTGATATCATATCATCTCTGAATGTATAGTTAATAAAATTAGGTCTATAAGCTAAATGATTAGCAATCTTTAGAAAGCACTCACCAATATAATTAGTTACCATTGGTCTTTTTCTATTAGAGTCTTTAGCCTTTATAACTTTAGTACGAAACTTAGTCATTTCTTCAAGAAACTTTTTATTATCTACATAATGTTGGGTTACTTTTTTCTTCTTCATAGTTTAATTCCTAGTGTTATTAAGATTCCAAGTAATAACATAATTATAATTAATAATTCAAGTGCCATAAATGTATGGTACCAAATCCACCTAGTCTTGTATGCATTATCAATAGTCAGTTTATCTGGATCTGGTTCTTGATAATTTGTAATATCTGTCTCTGGATTTTGTTTCCAAAGTATGTTGATCATTCGCTTAAACATAACATTATTATAACATGGATAGTATCAAAGGTCAAGCATTAATTGTAGTTCTTGTTGATTGTCAACCCATATGGCATTAGGATCAGTATGGCTGTACCAACCTGTCATTATATATTTGTCCTGTGTGGGAGATGAAATGCCTTTATGCATATGTGTCCAGTCGCAAGGCCATATTAAAGTCTTGCCTTTGACTGCTTTTGCAGTATAATTTTGATAGTGAAAATGTGTGCCTCCTTTATCATCAACTGTATTTAAGTATGTCATAAAAACTAAGTGTCTGTAAATAGAAGGTTCATAAGGACCGCTTCTCTCACAATGTAACCTATGATAGCCTTCACCTGGGGCATAGTGTTGTAAATTTGTACCTTCTTTTACTTGAAATACAGTTTCAAATGAGTGTGGATATTCTTTATTATATTCTTCTAAACATGGTCTCATATGATAAAAATATTCATGTAAAATATCACGATAAGGTAATGAAGCAACAGGCAAATCAACAGAATACATAAGATGATTAGAAAATGTTAAATCGGTTGAGTCTTTTGCTTCTGTTCTAATCCTTGCTTCATCAATACCTATTTGACCTCTTGTCTTAGTATACCAATGTGGATTTTTTCTATCGGGTTGATCGGGTGCTGAATGAAAAAAATCTATAAGCTTATCGCAGATTTTTTCATCTATAAAATATTCTCCTATAAAACTAGGACTATTGCTTGACATAATATGGTTTCGTTGTTATAATACCCTTGTGGGTCCCTTCAGATTAGTGTAAAGTTTTCTTACTTGGAAAATATGTATTATAATCTTCCTCGGATAACTCTTCTTGCATAAGATCGTCAGCCTCACGCCCCATTTCTGAAATTAAATCTGCAGCCCGTTTAATATCTTCATCTGTTAAAGGGGTCTTTTTTATTTTAGCTCTGTTTTTTACCTTTTCTATTATAACCCTATAATAGGATTTCATGTCATCTGCCACATTACATATAGTTATAATTCTTTCTTTTGGTATAGAGAATACACTATCATTGGCAAATTGCATCCAAGGTCTTAATGAAGTAAAGTCTTCCACCATACCCACGCCAATAGCTTTACTGTTTAAAAGTATTTCTAGTGGGTCAGTTATTCTTAGAAATAATGATTCTTCGTCTGTAAGATTGATATTGCCTATCAATTCAGAACCATCGGATAACTTTACAATTCTTAAAGAATTTTGTTTTGTCATACTATAATATTTATATTGGTTGAAATTTGTGCTTTAGAATTAGTTTGATATATTGCTCGGTGCGGTGTCTTACCATCAAAAACTATAAGTCTATTTTTTACCTTATCAATTTTTCCGTGACCCTCAATGTATGTTCCACCATCAGATTCACCTATATTATATATCAATGTTAAGTAATCTTGATCTATGTCGTGATCTATATGTGTGCCTGCTTCATTATCAGTTTCATGCCACCAAGTATATAAATTAGTTCTAGCATTTAAAACTCTTTTCACATCAAATTTATCTAGTATAGGTTTAATCATAATATCATAGTATGGTTGTTTAGTATTAATTTGTTGAGACGCACTTATAAATTTACTATTAAAACTATCTACATTTCCTTCTTCTTCACCGTGAAACCAATGTTGAAATAATACACCTTTAAACTGATTAGCCCAATATTGATCTAAATTAGCGTCATTATTATTTTCAGTCAATCTTATATTTTTTCTACCAAATGACCATAAAAAGTTTTTATCATAGACTGTATTATATTGTGCCAGCCATTCTTCTTCTTTTAAAAAATTATCTATTACTTCAAATTTCGACATTATGTATTTCGTATTCAAATTGTTCTTCGTTATATATCTTAACTCTTTCCTCAAAATGCTTAAGAGTATAGTTCATTCTCTCATTGTGAGTGAGATCATCTGATATATCGTAAAGTTTAGCGTGAGTTTTAGAGTCGCCGAGCCTTAGCCCACGACCAATAGATTGTAGGTTTCTTATACGAGACTTACTAGGACTTGCGAATACAACATTGTGTAAATTCCTAATATTAATGCCAGTGGAGAAAGTTCCATAACTAGCGATAATAATAGCGTCAGATTCCTTTTCAGTAATCGCCCTAACTTCTTCCCGTTCAGCAGCCGATACGCCACCGTGGATAAAAAATACTTTTCGTCCATCTTTTACTTTGTCCTTTATTAGATTATATAGTATCTCGCCGTGCTTCTCTACTAATTGGTAAAGGCAGAGTGTATTACCAGTAGCTCGAACACACAGATTACGAATGAAATTATTTCGAACCTGTGACCCGACAATGTATTCAATTTCTTCTTGATAACTTTTGTCATATAGATACTTACTATCTTCTTTCTTGTGTTTTAAAATTAAACATCTTATAGTTAGGTTAGCAACTTGTTTTCTTTCAATTAAGTCTTTTGTTGTTGTAACCTTATTCGCAATACCAAACAAACCCTCTAATACTAACTTATGTGTTAATGTACCATCGAGTGTCCCAGTCAGACCTATCCTGTACTTACAATTAGCAAGTTTAGTCATAATGGTCGTTAATGATTTACTCTTAAATAAGTGAGCCTCATCTCCGAACACCGCCCCAAAATCAGAAAAAAATTCGTTTGACATATTATATATGCTTTGCCAAGTACTCACCACGATCTTTTTGGTTGTCATCTTGTCATACTTAGCATATATTCGGTCCACATTCTTTACAACATTATATCCATACGACTTAAAATCACCATACATCTGCTCTACGAGTGAGGTTGTAGGTACAATAATCAGTACACGATTTTTCTTTTCGTCTTTTAATAAGTGAGCATAGTATCTAAGAAGGGAATAGATTATAAATGATTTACCACTTGCAGTCGGACTAACTAATAATGTTCTATTGAATTTTAATGCTGTGTGTACAGCGTCAATTTGATAATCTCTAGCTTCAAATTTCTGACCTAAATTATTACAAAACTTTTCTACTATATCTCTATCTGTTTTATTGATAACCCCAACCCCTGGGCCAGCAACTATTGGTAGGTCTCGTTCTTCAGCATATTGTTTTATGTATGGGTACAATCCCAAATACATTTCTTTTGTCTTTTGAGAAAACAATCTGATCTTACCATCCCATACTTTATTACGATAGGCGGGCATAAACTTAAACCCAGGAACTTCAAATGTAAAAAATTCAGATAGTTCTCTTGCAACATTAGGTTCAGCGTCTATTGTTAAATAGACATCATTTTTTTTCTCAACTATTAGGGTCATAAAGCGCCACTAGTAAATCTTCTCCACTCGATTGCGTTCTTTATTGTAAACGATCTATTGTTTATAGTTCTTAATACCTGTTCTAGATAGTAAACTATAGCCTCTTGAGATGCCATTTTAGCCTGCACCTTTTGTAAATCTTCATCAGCATTAATATAGTAGTGTACATCTGCCTTTAATACTTTTAAATCAAATGGTTTTTCTTTATATACTTCAGGATCAGATTTGCCTGTATAGTATTCCCACTTCTCTCGTTGTAAAGTCTTTTCTTCCCATTGAGATTTCTTCAATAGCAAGTTAAACTTATTATAGTATTGTAGATATTTGTTATGTAAGATTGGTGTCTTTAAAGATTCAGTATCTAATTCAGTATCATCAATAACTAAATCTTTGTCGGCTTGAGCCTGTATTTCGTCTAATGTCATAATAATATTATATCACCTTTTAGGTGAAAAGTCAAGTGTTATGTTGTACTTATTTGATTTATTGTATATCCAAGGTAATTAAAACTTGCAGTACATACCACATAGTCAACATCTGTGCCACCCCCTT